TGGTAAAATTAATATCTCTTCAAGTCATTTAACACATATACTGCAGCACGCCCAAGCCATCGTCACACGAATCTTTAAAGACTTCGATGTTGACAACAACCCTGACGTGAAACCGCGGCCAGGGCCGGGTGCCACAAATACACCTGTGGAGAAGCATATGCGCTACGAGCCGCACGTGTTGTACGAACAAATTGAAGGCTGTATGCCCATGTTGGAGTGGTTTTTTATTCCACACCTAGGGTATGATGCCTTCAAAGCTCGAGTCTTTCGCAAACTGGTTAAAACCAGGGTGCGACGGCCCACTTCCAGATACAAGCAGATTGATAAAACAGCTGGTAAATGTCGTGGGATCTGTATTGAGGAAAATGAGATGCAATTTATGCAACAGGCCCTAAAGAATGGCTTGTATGCCTGGTTAGAAAATCATCCAGAAACAGCAGGTCGAATTAATTTTTCGGACCAAAGTGTAAATGGTAGGATGGCTCTACTTGCATCGATGTCAAGACTGTTTGCTACAATCGACATGTCTGAAGCATCCGATCGAATTCTGAGGATCTTGATAGCATTTCTTTTTGCTAACTTGCCCCGGCTTAGAGATTGCCTACTGGCTCTCTCAACGCAGAGGATAGACCTTATACCTGAGCATGGCTACAGGTACATGGAGGCTAATAAATATGCACCCATGGGTTCGGCATTGTGTTTTCCCGTTATGGCTATTGCACATTTTTCATTATGCAAAGCCATAATACTGGAAAGTAATATAGAAGATAGAATGAATCTTAGTAAACAGCTCTATGTGTATGGTGATGATATTATTTTACCATCGCAATGTGCACAGGCAGTGTTTGATTGGTTGCCGCAGTTTGGGCCAAAACTCAATCAATCCAAGTCTTATGTACAGGGCTATTTTAGAGAATCATGCGGTCTTCATGCTTATAGGGGCATGGAGGTCACCCCTGTGTACGTTAAGTACATACCAAACTCATCATCGGGGGCTGATGTACTGCTATCAGCCCTTGCTACAGAATATGGCCTTTATAAAAGAGGATTCTATTCCACAGCAAAATTGCTTCGTCAACGTATTACATTCTACTATGGCTCCTTACCATACGTGAATGTAAAATCATCAATCGCTGGATTCCAGCGTGATGATGCTAATGATCTTGCGCACATAAAATCGTACGCGGTGAAAAAGCGTAAATACAATGATCGAACAAGGTGTCCCATTGGCACAACACCCTTACGTAAGTTTGGGGCAAGTTACTTGCCTGACTGGCGTGAAGAATGTGTCACAAATGGGTACCAGAGCTTCGAGTACCGACTTAGGGTAATAAGGCAGAAAATCAATTCTCCTGATGAATCCCTAATGAAGGAAACTTCCAGATACATGTTTAAACTCTGTACTGGTACGAAGGAAGCAATGATACCGACGAGTGCTCCAGATCAACACGAAATTGTCTGGAGATGGGTATTGGACTCGGCACTAACGACAGCATTAGATCAAACGTCTGATGTTGCAAAAACGATCGGTCGCAAGACTGGTTGTTAGTGTAAGCACAATATACCTGAGGGGAATCGGTCGAGCACATAATTCTTGGCCATCAGACAACCG